AATATATTTCAAAGAAAGATGCCAGAGGTATATATAAATGGGTAAAGGTAAATGCCACTAGAAAGATGAAAGGAAAACACTATGATATCCATGATAACGGTGGAAGACCCTTTCGTGTTGTGGTGAGCGACCACGGCGCTAAAGATAAAAAGGTAGCCATTTACAAGGATGTTAACGCAGGAACTTTAAAAGAAGAGGCAGATTACAGTAAACTTGTAAAAGAGCTTACAGTAAAAGAAGTGTTTGTAGGAAAGAGCACTGGTAACGCAGAGGGAGCAGATCACAGACCAGATGAATCTCACCTTTTTTTAGGAAATTCTATCTTACTCCATGTTTCAGGAAATAAGTACATGCATGTGGGCTCTACTATATATGAATTCCAGATGGATGATAAGGTAGACCATTATTTCTCTATGGTTGGTCGAAATGACGTTCCTTATCCGGTTTTACTAGGAACAGAAAATGTCTATTTTATGCTTGAAGGAGATCGTTGTTATTTGCCGAGAGAAATGCTACCGGCTAATCTTTCAAAAGCCCAGTGGGAAGATTGTTATACGTATTTCTATGGATGGACAAATCCAGTTGATGGAACACACAGAACTGACCAGGAGAGAAAGAAGGAAAATTTAGAACAGTACGCTAAGAAGATGAAAGGATACCGTTTGATACAGAAACGTGTTTTCTAGCGGATGGTTCCATTTCTATTCTTGTCATAGAGTTAGATGAGTGCCTCAGATGAAGATTTATTCAATGGTCTTCAATTACCAAAGGAACCTGCCAAGGAACCAAAGGAAAAGGCCAAGGAAATAATTCTTAAACAAAAAATGACAGATGACCAAATTAAAGCAAGAGAAGGCACCTATTTCAGCGAAAAAGACGTAGATGAGATAATTGATTATGACGCAGACGTATATGCAGAGGACCCGGATGCTCCAGGGGGTAAGAAACTCTTGTTTAAATTAAGAAAAAATGTAATCCCTCATGATTTAATCAAGTTGGCTTGGAAGAATTTCTACAAGTCGGCAAATGCTTCTAGAAATCGCGGAGCGGCAGCTGGACCCATTGACGTCAAGTCTAAATACTGGACCCGACGTAAATTAAATAAGAAATCAATCAAAGGATGGTCTGCACAATATATGGAAAAAGGCAAATTAAGTAAGATGCGTGTAAACAATAATGTCTTCAGCAGTGTCTTGGGTTATTTCGAGAAAACACCCTTTATGGGTCTACCTTGCCGCCTTACGAGCTATACCCAGTTATATTTTGAACAATACAAGGGGGGAACACCCTATATAGAGAAAATAGACGACTTGTTCAAGAAACTTGTTCCAGACCGTTACAATGTACAATACAAGAGGGCTAAGGGAAACCCGGCGTTTCAGATTGCAGATACATCTTTCTCATCTGTCACTATAAATCGTAATTTCCGCACAGGTCTTCATATGGACGCAGGAGACTTGAGAGAGGGATTTGGCAATCTATCAGTTATTGAACGTGGAAAATACAAGGGTGGGTATACGATATTTCCTAGATACAAGGTTGGTATAGATTTGAGAACAGGAGATTTCGTAGCAATGGACGTTCATGAATGGCATTGTAATACGGATTTAAAAGAAGACACAGAAGACAAGAAATTCAATTCTTCTATTCCAGAAATCTATAGAAATGACAAGGAAACGGGAACACAGGGTATCGACAAATTGTTTAGTCGTGTTTCCTTTGTTTGCTATTTACGTGAAAAGTTGGCAGATTGTAACCCGAAAGACTCGATGCCTTATTACAAACGCATTGGATACAATCCAAAGACAAATACATTACTAAAGAAAAAGTCGCAAACAAGAAAGAAGTCTATAGAATAGTATGAACGCTGCGCGTGGTGATAAAATAGCAGAAGTCTTGAAGAATACAGAAAATTTAAAAAAATCACTGAAACTTACAACGGGAGTGAAAGTTCCAAATGCACCAGCCTCCGAACCTAAAAACTCAGTGGGACAGCCTGTTCAGGGTTCTGGCTTTATAAAGATATTGGCTTACGTAATTGCTGGAATATTATTGGTTGCACTTATTCTGTTAGCAATTGACCAATGGATCACACCTATATTCCAAAGAAGTCCGGGTTCCGCTGGATATATACCAATACCCGGCACGGATACATCACAAGTTTTTTGGTTAACTCCAAGTGATGTTAATACGATTATTATAGGGGCTCCACCACCTTCATCTGGAACTCCTCCATTGTCCACTACGGTTATAGAAGGCCAGGATAACTATAGTATAACAATGGATGTTCTTATACAAGACGAATATCCTCAAAGGCTGGGAGATGGGCAAAATCAGCGTATATTATTCACCCTTTCTCAGAGACCTGAAAATCCTAGTGTAAGAATTACACTCGATAATAACAAAAATGCAATAAATATAACGTGCTTTGATACAAATGGCCTACAGCAGACTGTCACGCTAGACAATGTTCCAATCCATGTACCTTTCCGGGTCGGTTTTACTATATCTCCGTTCCTACTTGAGGGATATTTGAATGGCCTTCTTGTAAAAACAAGACAATTAAATACTATTCCAAAGTCTCCAAGAACTGGTGATAAAATATTCGCCCCCGCTGATATTATCTTAGGAGGCAATGTTATGTCTACAGGTATCAAAGTATTGAATGTAAGATGCTTTGGATATAAAGTACCAGCTTATGAAATGTCTGGACGAATGGGTGACGTAATAAGCTTGAGTGTTTTTAATAAGAACGCTGTAGTCACTAGATAAATAAATCCTCCACAATTTAAAATCCACTGTTAGATGAATACAGTTCAGTGGATTTTAACTTTAATAGTGCTATCATTCATAGTATATCTTCTTCTCGTCTTAGTAATATTCCCAAGTCCAATTCAGAGTATTGGAAAAGAGGAATATAATTTGAATACACCTACCCCTGTAATATCAAATGAGGAACTAAGAGGCCCATGGACATCTGGTTCAGGTTCATCGTTGATTTTTTATATTAATCCTAAAATAATTGATAGGACTGCATATTCTGGAAATGAATATGCTACGGTTGTTCAAATAGGAGAAAAACAAGCGTTCCAGATTTTAATTGCACCAGATGCAGGTCGTGGCATATATATGGCCCCCGCCCGCTTTCAAATATTTGTTGATAGAAAAACTAAACCTGAATATGCAGAAATACCTAATTTTCCTCTACAGCGCTGGACTGCAGTAGTCATAGTGAAATTTGGCAGGAGATTTAACATATATCTAAATGGAAGACTGGCTGTTACACATGTATGCTCAAGGATGCCTCTATTCGACAATACTCAGTCATTAAAGGTAGGCGATTCAAGATTATCTGGTGTTATATCGTTAATGTCTCTTTCTTCAACTGCTATGACGACAGATCAAGTGCGCAATTTAATAAGAGATACCACGGATACTTCAGGAAAACCACGTATGCCATTCAATATTTCAAAATTATTTTCTTCGATTTTCAAGGTCTTGCCACATGGATGGTGGTGTTCCGGTACATGTTGTAAAACTCCAAAACGAATAAGTCCTCTAGAAGAATGGTCAACATCCTACGCATAAAGTATTAGATATAGATAGAATGGACCCATCTTTTATAGTTTACACTATTGTTATATTAATTGTCTTATATTTGGCAATAAGTATAACATATAGATGGTTTGCTGGAGGTGGAGATGATGATGATTTTATTGTTTATCCCGGAACTTTCAAGGATGGCCTAGTAAGTAACGATAAGAAAGTTACGGTATATTCTGGTTCGCAGTTACCTCAGATATATGCAGGTGGAGAATATTCTATAAGCACTTGGATATACGTAAATGATTGGAATGTGAACAAGGGCAAAAACAAGCCATTTTTAGTATTATCCGGTGGAAATAAAGCAGCTTCCGGTGTTTTAACATTAATAATGTATCTTGGTCAATTTACAAATAAGTTGGGTGTTCGCGTAAGTTCTGAAACACAATATAACAAGGGAATAACACAAACAGATGATTATAGTAAGATTGTATCTGGCCAAAGCCCATTCAGCGACTCCTCTGCAGATTTTAAAAAGTGCGATATCGAGCATGTGAACTTACAAAAGTGGGTTAATATCACAGCTGTATTAAATGGAAGAACCCTCGACATTTACATAGACGGAAAACTTTCCAGATCATGTCTACTAGATGGTTTATTCAAGGTTGATGGAGAAATTCCTACAATGACACTTGGTGGGCCAGATGCATTTGGTGGATTAATTGGATTAACACGCGCCGCTAATTTCGCGTATTCTCCGGATAAGGTCTATTATTACTATCAAAATGGCCCATTTTCCAGATTTACACTTTCTAGTCTATATCCTGGTCAGTATTCTATAGATATTAAGAATAAAGGAACCATTTTATTCAGTTCTAGCACTGGTTAATTAATAACATGAAGAAACATATGTAAAAGTTAATATAACTTTTACATAAGTTAGATAGATGGAAGGTGCCAAAGGAAACTCTAATTCTGCGAGTGGAATTCTAGGAACAAGTTCTGGGCCTGTAATCCAGGCACTGTATGGCATCGTATTTGCCTTCTTAGTATACATTGTATTATACGTATGTGAGGTTTTTTATGGGGTTTTTATAAATTCTTCAGCAAATCACGTAGTACTCTTCCCTAATACATATGTTTCCGGTTCTAAGATGTATACCGCTATACAAAATCCCAGGAACCCCAAGGCAAAGACGGTATATTTCTCTGAAAATCAACGTTCCGGTGTGGAATTCAGTTATGCCATGTTTCTCAATATAAAGAGTGAAACATTTTCTGCAGGTGAACGTAAGCTATATCACATATTACATAAGGGCTACGGTCAAGTGTATCCATTACTGGGTCCAGGCATTTTCTGCTGGGGTGATTCAAACACAATTCGCGTCTACATGAATTGCTTCGAGGCATGGAATAATTACTGTGAGATTGAAAATATTCCAGTAGATAAGTGGTTCCACTTAACCCTTACATGCAAGGGTAATGTTCTTTATTTATATATAAACGGGAATTTGAAGAAGAAGATGCCACTATTAAACAATACACCCCCTTACCAAAACTACGGTAACGTATATGCGTTCAGTCCACGTAAGCTTACATTAAGTAAGACAATTACTACATCCCTTGAAACAGAAGATGAATTTAGGTCAGGAGGTTCATCAAATCTCGTCTTTGATGGCGCTGCAAAGGGTATGATTAGTAGAGTAAATTATTTTGCTTATGCCTTGACCTATACTGAAATCCAGTCTCTGATTAATATGCAGCCTTCTACTGTTATGGAAGGCCCCGATATGTCTTTAATACCATACTTGTCCGACACGTGGTGGGCAAATAAACAGGGTCCATAATTATTCACGCTTAAACTTGTACCTCTTATTGTTTCCTAATAACAAGAAGAGATATGCCAGGTGGTGGATTATTTATATTAGTTGCATATGGCGCACAAAATGTAATTCTAAGTGGAAATCCAGATTTTACTTATTTCTATACAACACTGAAAAAATACAGTCATTTTTCCTTTGAATCTGTCAC